TGGCAGCAATGCACACGGGTGGCGACACCTGGCGCAACATCAACGCGCAGTACAAAGAGGCCGCGAACGCGCAGCGCACGTCGTTGCAGGCCGCCGCGGGTGACGTTCTCACGACCGACACGCCTGGTCTGTTGCCCGTTCCGGTTCTCGGACCGCTTGTGCAGGACCTCAACTTTGTGCGCCCGGTCGTCAACGCAGTTGGCGCACGCGCCTACCCGGACGGTGGCCAGCAGAAGACATTCGTGCGGCCGACGATCACGACCCACACCAGCGTCGGCACGCAGTCGACCGAACTGTCGGCAGTCAGCGCAACCACAATGGTGATTGCGTCAAACTCGGTGTCCCGCACCACCCTCGCGGGACAGGTCACGCTGTCGGTGCAGGACATCGACTTCACGTCACCCGCAGCCATGCAGCTCATCCTCAACGACCTGATTGGGGAATACCTCATCAGCAGCGACAATTTCTGCGCTGACAATTTGCTGACGGCCGCAACCTCGAGCGGCGTCTGGGACGGCACGACCGCCGACCTGATGAAGTCGATTTACGACGCAGCCGTCGACGTGTCCAGTGGACGCAACTACATGCCGACCCACATTTTCGTCAGCCCTGACGTGTGGGGCCAGATGGGCCAGCTCGTTGACTCGAGCAACCGCCCGGTGTTTCCGTTCATCGGTGCCGGACTCGCTGGTTTCAACTCGATCGGTTCATACGCCGCAAACACCTGGGATTCCACCCCGCTCGGTTTGCAGCTCGTGGTCGACAGCAACTTCGCCGCCAAGACGATGGTCATCACCCGCGTCGGCACCGGCGTCGGTGACGCGTTCGAGTTCTACGAACAGCAGCGCGGCGTCATGTCGATCGAAAAGCCCGACGTTCTCGGACGCACAATGAGCTACCACGGCTACGTTTCCACGTTCGCAGCAATCGGTGGAATGATCCGCAAGATCACCCAGGCGTAACCCGAAAGGCAGGCCGCAATGGCCGTCTACTCGGTCACATTCAAGCAACGCGTCGACAACTACGGCGTGGTGCAGACCCTCACAAACACCCCGATTGAGGTCGGACAGTCCATCACGCTTGCCGGGGTGGGCGACGGCCTCGATGGGACGTTCACCGTCCTGGCGCAACCCGCACACCAATTCGTCGGCGTTGACACAGAGGGCAACCTGCTGTTTGACCTTGAGGTGCAGTACCCGAACCAGTTGTTGTTTTACGACACCGGCGACGACGTACAACGCGTCTCGATCATCCCGATCGGCACCTGCACCTGGGCCCCGACCTGCACCTGGATTGTCGCCCAGGACATCCTTGACTGGCTCGGCATCGCTGTCGCGACCGCGGCCGACCAGGCGTTCGTCACGCAATGCGCAGCTGCCGCTAACGCGTTCTGTTACCGCCGCCGCCAGGAAGCTGGCTACCTACAGGACAGCTTGACAACGGTGCCGTCCGGCGACGTGAAACTGGGAACCATCCAGTACGGCGGCATGCTGTACCGGCAGCGCGGGTCAATCGACTCGTTTGCCCAGTTTGACACCAACGCCATGAATCCCGTAACGGGCCTGTCAGGCGTCATCAAACAGCTGCTGGGCGTTGACCGCCCCCAGGTCGCCTAATGACCGTAGCGGCCTACACAGACCTGTTTAACGAGACGCTAGACGACCTTGCCAGCGTCATCGGGACCCGCACAGGGCTGCCGGTCGTCACCGACCCACGAAACCTGCAACCCCCGTGCGTCTTCATCGACGCGCCCCGGTTCACAGCCTGGTCGTCGGCAATCGCCAAAATGGACTTCCCGGTGCGCGTCATCAGCCTGGGACCCAACAACCTGGACGCCCATCGAAACCTGCTCAACATGGCGGCCCTGCTGCTGACCGCCGGTATTGGCGTCACCGATGGCCGCCCAACCGTGGCGATCATCGGCGGCGTCGAACTACCCGCGTATGATTTGACCATCAGCATTCAGGCCCAGGCCGCATAGGAGACAGCACATGGCAAAGATCATCAGCCCCCGCGTCGGCACACCGGGCGACGAATTTGATGAAGACGCCGCAGCCGCGGCTGGCATCAACGTCCAGGCGTTGATCGACGGCGGGTTCATTTCCACCAGCAAGACCGCAAAATCTGCTAAAACAAAAGACACCAGCACCGAGGAGTAACACCCATGGCAACCAGCACCGTCCTTTCTAACCCGGTCGTCACCGTCAACTCGGTGGACATTTCCGATCAAGTGACCAGCGCGATCTTCCATCAAAATGTGACCGAGCTGCGCGCAACGGCGTTCGGCGACGTTTCCGAAAAGTACGTGGCTGGATTGGGCGAGTACTCGGTCGAACTTGAGGTCTACCAGTCGTTCGCAGCAAGCGAAACCTGGGTGACCCTCAAAGCCCTCGTCGGCACCACAACCACCGTCAAGGTCAAGCCAGCCAGCGGCCCAGCGAGCGCGACGAATCCAGAGCTAACTCTGACGGGGAGTTTCTTGGCAGAGCTGCCGACGAATTTTTCGCTGGGGGCCCTGACCACGGCCAGCGTGGTTTTCCACGGGGGCACCTACAGCGAAGCAACCTCGTAACACACCAACAACGAAAGGCAGCCCGACATGCGTTTGTCATTGCGCTATGAGCGCGAACAACAAGTACACGAGGTCACAACCAACCTGGCGGTCATCGTCGCATGGGAACGCAAATTCCGTGCAAAGGCCGCCCAGTTGGCAAACCAGATCGGTGCCGAAGACCTGCTGTACCTGGCGTTCGAGGCGTCAAAGCGTTCCGGCATTGTTGTCCCGGCCGACTTCGACAAGTTTGTTGAGACAGTCACCGACATTGAAGTCATCGACCAGGAAGACGAAAACCCTACCCAAGCGGCACCGTCCGCAGATCACTAGCTGAAATGCTGGTGGCCCTGCATTGGTGGCCACCCGACGTAGAGTTTGACCTAAAGGACCTCAACACCGTCGCAGCGGTCCTCAAAGACCAGCAAAGGCAACGACGTGGCCGTTAGCACATTCGAGATTCACGGCATTCAAGAGGCCCTGAAAACCCTCAATGAACTCGATCGCACGCTACGCCGACAGATCACCAAAGACATTCAAGGCGGCGCAGGCCGCAAACTTGTCACCGCCGCCAGGGCACTCATCCCTAGCAAAGAACCGCTCTCCGGCATGGCCCGGTCACCGTTGATCGGCGGCCGCGAAACAACCCAATGGGACCGCGGCCAAGTTGAACGCGGCATACGCACGATCGTCGGCCAACGTGCCCGGCCACCCAAAACAATCACGCTAAGCAACGGCCGCACCGTCTCATTCAAGGGCACCCCGTATCAGTTGCTGGTGCTGCAACAGAAAGACGCAGCCGGTGCAATTTGGGACCACGCCGGGATCCGCAACGCCAACACCGTGTTTGTGCAAAACCTGTTAAACGAGGGCGACCACGTCGGCCCCGCCGCCGCGCCCCGCGTCATGCAACCCGCCGCCGAACAGGCAACCCCCACCGTCGAAGACGAGGTGCGTAAGATTGTCGAAGACGTGATGCGCATCATCAACCGGAAACTGGTGTAACCGTGGCAATCAACATCCCCATTTTTTCCAGCCTGGACACCAAAGGGTTCGACCGCGCCAAAAAGGAATTCCAATCCCTCGAGGGGTTCGGGGCAAAAGCCGGGTACATCGTAAAAAACGCGATGCTGCCGATCGCCGCGGCCGCGGGCACCGTCGCAGCCGGGCTCGGTGTGGCGGCCAAAGCCGCAGCCGACGACGAGAAAAGCCAGGCGCAACTCGAGCGGCAGCTGCGTTCCACCCTGGGCGCGACCGATGCACAGATCAGCGCGATCGGCGACTACGTCGACAAAACCCAGTTGAGCCTGGGCGTTACCGACGACATGGTGCGCAGCGGCCTGGGCACTCTTATCCGGGCAACCCGCGACGCAACCAAAGCGCAAGACCTGATGAACCTCGCTATGGACATATCCGCGGCGACGGGCAAGGACTTGGACAGCGTTTCTTTGGCCCTAGCAAAAGGCTACAACGGCCAGTTGTCGGCGTTGCAGAAACTGGGCATACCGCTAGACGCCAACATCATCAAAACCAAAGACTTCGCCAAAGCCACCGAGACGCTTAGCGACACGTTCGGCGGCGCGGCCCAGGCAAACGCAAACACGTTCAGCGGCCGCGTGCAACGTCTCAAAATCAGGTTTGACGAAATGATCGAGACGGTCGGCTACAAGGTGCTGCCATTCCTGACCGATTTGGTTGAAAAGATCACCACGCTTACCGATGCGTTCGGCGAGGGCGGCGCAGCCGGTGCCATACGCGCATTCCGCGGCATGATGCAGGACCTGACCCGGTCAAATGACGGCACCATCAACTCATTCGGCACCCTGATCAACGCCCTAATAACGGTCCGTAACGCCGTCGCCACAGTCCTGAACGCATTCATACGCCTCTACAACGTCATCCCAATTCTGGACAACATCCCGACGATTAACAAGCTCGAGGAACTGGGCACCAATCTGGGCGACTTCTACAAGTCATTCAGCCAAGCCACCCAGGCCGCCGAGGCGCAACGCAAACTGAACAATTACATGGGCCCGGTGGCGGCCCGCAACATTGAAGAACTAGGCAAATACCAGGACGCTTACAAGTCGCAGCTGCGCGAAACCGTCGACGCCGAAGACGACATGTCAAAAGCGTCGGGTGGCTCAAGTAAGAAACTGCAACAGAAAAAGAAAGACCTGAACGACGCGACAAAGGCGGCCAAAGAGTACGCCGCGGCGTTGGGCGACGCAGTCGAAATCGTTCGGGACCAATTCAGCCCGGCGTTGCAGGCCGCCAACGAACGGCTCACCGACGCCCAGGGCATCTACAACGACTACTACAAGTCGATCCGTGACGGTGTCACCGGCATCATGGACATCGGCACCGCATGGTCCGAGGCCGCCAACAGCGAAGGCGCGAAAACATTCTTCGGCGTGTTGAAAGACCAGGCTGCGAAAGCCCAGACCCTTGCCGGCAACCTCGAGATGCTGATCGAAAAGGGCCTGACCGACCCCACTTTGCTGCAGTCAATCCTCAACCAAGGTGCAGACACCGGGCTCGCGATCACCGAGGCCATTCTGCAGGGCGGCGAACAGGGCCTGCGTGACATCAAATCATGGACCGACGCAACGACAACCGCGGCCGAAAAACTGGCCAAAATGTCAGCTGACAAATGGTTCAAGTCCGGTGTCGATCAGGCGCAGGCCGTCGTCAACGGCATCAACAGCCTCATTGCCGACACCGAATTCGCCCTGAAATTCGTGGTCACGATCGAGGGCGCAGAACAGTTGGGTGGCATGTTTGGGGCCAACGCGGCCACGGTCATGGGCGGCGGCACAGCTGCACCAATGTTCAACCCGGCAGACTTCTCTGCGGCGGCCTTTATGGCCCTGGGTCAACCGGCTGGCAACGTGCGGACCTCGAGCGTCAACATCAACGTAAACGGCGGCGACCCGCTGGCTGTCGTGGACGCGCTGCGTACCTACCAGTTCCAAAACGGTTCTGTGCCGGTCAGGACGCAGTAGCCGTGCCCCGGTTTACTTGGACTGCGAAATACATTCTGTCGGGTGGCGGCACCTACACGATTACCGACATTCAAGCGATACAAATCAGTTGGGGTTTGCGCAACATCACCGACGTTTGGGCACCCGCCAAGATCGTGATTGACGGCCGCAACCCAGGCCAATTCACGTCGGTCCCGATCAAGATTGACCAGCAACTAAAAGTTGAAATGTCCAGCACCAGCGGCACACCGACCGTCAACGGCAAACCGATGTTTTACGGCTACATCAGCGACATCGCCTACAACTACGATTTCGTCACCAACGGCGACACCTGGCGCATCGAGGGCGAGGGCACGTCAGCCAAGATCGGCCGCAAAACAGGCGACGCGACATGGACAGCGGGCAACAACATCGAACAAGCCGTCGAGGCGTTCAACCCCCCGGTGACCGTTGACGGATACAACCTGGGTAGCGAAGTGTCCGCACAAACATTTACCGACACCCAATTTGGCAACCTGCTCGGAATTCTTTTGCAAATGGAACAAGGCGCGATCGGCGAAAGCAACCAAACCGTGCGATTGTACGGTCGCAATTACACAGCGTGGGACGGTTTCACATGGTCGGACGGGACCATAGCCCGACCGGATTTCATCAAGTACGACAACATCAGTTTCGGCAGCCGGGCGCAGAACTACTCAAACAAGGTAATTGTCAGCCCGCAAGGTTTGGCCGAACAATCGGCGGGCACAGGCGACCGAGTGTTTGCGTTGAGTACTTACGACCAAACGACCAGCCAGGCCAACGACCTAGCCAACTATCTGAACGCGTCGTTGATTCTTCAAGAGGGTCAGCCAATACAAATTTCAGCTGTCGATTACGCCCAAGTCAATAACTATCTGTCCTCAATGGGCTACGCCCCGCAACCGTGGTCTGACATGAGCATTGACTTTCGCGGCGGGTTCTACCAGGCATACGCGATCGGCGGCACGATCAGCGCGACACCGGACGGGGCGCGGTTCACGTTCAACCTAATCCCGCAATCCGTCAAAGATTTCTTTATTCTGGGCAGTACATCTAAAGGCATTCTCGGCACAAGCAAATTGGGGTTCTAATGGCAGTAAAAACGTTCACAACCGGCGAAGTCCTCACCGCCGCCGACACAAACACCTACCTAAACAACGGCGGGTTGGTCTACATTTCCGAAGCCAATCCGAGCGCAGCCGCCTCCGCGTCAATCAATTCCTGTTTCACGGCAACGTATAACGCCTATCGCATTGTGTGGATTCCGACGGCTTACAGCGCAACCGGCCAGGCGCAAACGGTGTTGCGGATGCGTGTCAGCGGGACCGACAACATAAGTTCTAATTATTATCGCGCCAGGTGGTATTACGGTGCTGGCGGCTCAACTGGCACAAACGGTGGCGCGGCAACCGAGACGGGGTTTGAGTTAGCAGACTCCAATACTCCAGTTCACCCGTTGTCAGTTGACATTTTCAGCCCGTTCCAAACGGTCGCAACAGCAATAGCGGCAAAGTCCGTCTCATGGCAAGGCGTAAATAACACGCTCTATGGCATCGAAACCGTGGGCCGCATGAGCGTCACGACCAGTTACGACGGCTTTACTTTGTACCCGTCGGCAGGAACATTCACAGGCAAACTCATTGTTTATGGATACAGGCAGGCATAACGTGACACGACCAAACATTTGCGAAACCGACGCAACCACCGGCATTGAAACGCAACGTGAAATGACCGACGAAGAATACGCCGCACTCATTGAGTCCGGTTGGACAGAAACAGCACCAGAGGAGAACACCCCAGAATGATTTGGCGCGCCGCGTTGGCGGCGTTGATGATCACAGCCGTCATGGTGGCATGCACCGTGCAACGGGTCCCGACCGAGTGTTACACAACGTCGACAACAACCACCATCAGAACCAAAAACAAGGCGTTTGGCTACACGCCAACCAGCATTGTCGCCCGGGGCGTTAAATGCTGAAAACAACCAAACCCCGCTACACAGCCGACGAACTAAACATACGGCTGCGGTTCATCGTTGGTGTCGTCCTGGCGGCCGTGCTGGCGTTCAGCGTCGGCATGATGCTTTACGGATTGCTTTTCGTCTATCAGGGCGAACTTTCGAGCGTGGACGCCGAATTTTTCAAACTGCTAAACCCCGTCGTCATGTTCCTGACTGGTACGTTGAGCGGCGTGATGATCGCCACCGGGACAAAACGAGACAGCGACGGCGACGGCATCCCCGATTCAGAGGACGCAACATGATCAGCTCACAGCACACAGTCACCACAACAGCCAGCCAGGTAGTCGCCGCGGCCGAATCGTGGCGCACGATTTACCTGCACGTCATCGGCACCGGCGTGGTGTACCTGGGCGGCTCAACGGTCACGTCGGCCACCGGCATGTTGACCGAAAAAGCGGCAGTCCCGTTCCAAATGATTCTGCCCGCAGGCGAAACCCTGTACGCAGTCACCGGTTCTGGCACCGAAGATCTGCGGATCTTGACCCCGTCAGCTGCATGACACGCCCCTACACAGGCCGCGCCGACGTACCGGCACCAGGCAAACGCCCCGGGACCGAAAAGCTTGTCGAGCTGTTGTGCAAAACCTACGGGTTTACCAACCTGGGCACGTTCGGTGTCAGACCAATCCGCGGCGGCACCCTGCCCAGCATTCACGGTTCCGGCCGGGCGGCTGACATCGGTTGGGTTGACCCGATCGCCGCAGCCGAGGTCGCCAAATGGCTCATTGCTAACGACGACGCGTTCATGCTCGAGGAACTGCACGACTACGCCGGGACAACCAAACCGGGCACCCAAACGTGGGGCCGCGGCTGGCGATGCGATCGCGGCGGCAAACCAGGCTGGAAAGATTACACAGCGACCGACAACGCCGGGACCCCTGGCAAGTCGTCGCGCTGGTACCACATCGAGGTCGCGCCAGCGTTCTCAGACGACGACCGTCTTGTGGTTCGGACGTGGCGAACCCTTACAAAACTTGACGTTTGGGTTGGTTCACCCAAAAAGTGACCAGCCACGGTTAGGGTTTTTCCTGTCCCGACGACAGGAGAGCCCATGCCCTCAACAATCTGCTACGCCGCATTCACCGGCTACCTACCCCCCGAAGCACAACCGCGTGACCGGCAGGTGCTTGTACAGGTGTTTGTCGACCCCGAAACAAACAGCCCGGTGCTGGTCACGTTGTCGACCCGCCGCGGCCCCCACGAAACGTGGACCCAGCCCGTTGACCTGGTCCGCGCCCAATGAGCCGCCGCCCCGTGGCGGCCCTGATTGCCGTCTGTATGGCCCTTACAGCCCCGCAAACCGCCGAGGCGTATTACGACACCGACACGCCAGCCTGCGACCGTGTAGCCCGCGTCGCCAGGCAGGTTGGTTGGCCAATCCGTGAGCTGCGTGAGGTCAGGCGAATCGCTGCCAGAGAGAGCCATTGCAACCCGCTGGCACACAACCGGCTTGACCCCACGATCTACGGCAGCCGCGGGGCCATGCAGATCAACGGGTCAAACGTCCGTTACCTGGTCAACGTGCGCATAATCCGCAACGCCGACGACCTGTTCGACTTGCGACGCAACCTACGGGCCGCCCTCGAGTTGTGGCGGCTGTACGGATGGCGGCCCTGGGCGGGACATTCTCACACCCCGTAGTCAAAGTGTGTTATGTTCCGAACACCTATCCCCGACAATAGGAGAACCCAATGACACCTGACGAAATCGTCAGCCGGGCGATCGCACGATCAGCCCACGCTCAACGCATTGAGTTGAGCATTCAGCAAACCATCGACCGACTATGGGAACGCGCCCAGGTAATTGGCCTCGATGACGGCGACGAATACCTAACCCTGCGCAACGCGATCGCATGGCTTGAGGTGATGCGCAATGGCTGACAAATTCATCTTTGGGCTGTTGCTCGTCGTTTGCGTCGGCATGTCCGTCGCAATGGTCATCAACGCCATCACAGCCGACGACGACCCGCACGGTAGGTGGGAATAATGCCCGGCCACATCAACGACCCAAACCATTGGGAAGAAAACACCTTGTTTGCCGTACCACCGGCACCGATTGAGCGGCCCCACGCACCGTGGCGACGCGACGCAAAAGACACCAGCCGCAAAGCCGGACAAGACGCGTTAGGCCGATCAGGCACACAGCGACGCAAAATCTACGACCTGGTGTTTCTCGAGGGCAGCCGCGGCATGACCAACGACGAAATCGGTACAGCACTCAAACTGCCCCCGCAATCCGTGTCGGCCCGCGTCAACGGCCTGGTCGCTGACGGCCACCTGTACGACTCTGGGCAACGCCGGACAACGCAATGGGGCCGCGACGCAATCGTGTGGTGCGCCCAATGAACCTGGCAAAACTTTGGCGTCAACGCCGCTACCTGGTCCACGAACTGAACGAACGCCTGGTGCGTTTGCAGGACACAATCAACAACCGCAACGACCTAATCCGCATGCAGGACGAGGAAATCACCCGCCTGCGCCGCCTGGCAAAAGACCTTGAGCAAGACCGGGACTACTGGCAAGGCAAGGCGGCCAACCCATGAGTTACGACCTGTCCGATTACGTCGACGTAAAGACCCGCCTGGTGCAGGCCCTCGAGAAGTATCCGCAGCTGCGCATCACCGAACACCGCCCGGTGCCTGTCCAGGTCGGCGACCAGATCATGATCGAGTGTGCCGTGACCGTCGCCCGCGACCCTGACGACCCGGTGCCCGTCACCGCCTACATGTACGAACCGTTCCCCGGCCGCACGCCGTACACCAAACTGTCCGAACAGGCCAACGGCGCAACATCGGCGTTGGGCCGCGCTCTCGGTTACATGGGGTTTGGCATCACAGCATCATTGGCAAGCGCGAACGAGGTCCGCAACCGGCAAGAACAGCCCAGCCGCGTCGACCAGCTTGAGGACCGACGCCAAACCAAAGCCGCGGGACCAGGCAAAGCCACACAGGGGCAGATCACGCTCATCACCACAATGGCGGCTGAACGCGAAATAGACCTGACCGACACCGACCTGACCCAAATCTCATTTGAGGACGCGCAGGGCATGATCGGCCATTTCAAGACGATCGCAAAGGTCAAAAAATGACCGCGGCTCTAGACATGACCGAACGCCAATTCCAGGACACCGTCGTTGACCTGGCGGCCTTTCACGGCTGGCGCGTACACCACGTCAAACCCGGCATGACCAGCCGCGGGAACTGGCTCACCAACGTGCAGGGGCACGTCGGTTTCCCCGACCTTGTCCTGGCGCACCGCGGCCAAGCCGCCGCAGGCAAACGTCTCGCGATCCTGCCAACGCTGATCTTCGCTGAACTGAAATCACGCACCGGCAAACTGTCCAAGCATCAACTTGACTGGGGCAACGCACTCAACGCAGTTCCCGGTGTTGAATACCATGTGTGGCGGCCAGTAGACCTAGAACGCATTCACGACCGATTGAGGGGCCTGCCGTGGCAAAACTGACCGACGAAGAACGCCAACAGATCAGAGCCGCATTCAACCGTCTGGCCGACATACAGGCTGACGCAGTAATCGCCAAGATCGAGGCGGCTAACACAGCCGTGACGATCGACGTCCCCGGCGACCCGTGGCAACACTTCGGGGGCCGCGATGACGCCTGACGAAATCGGCCGCATGCAGGGCACGCTCGAGGGCGCGTTCCCGAACAGCAAACTGTCACCGACCAAAGTGTTCGACGCCTGGTGCCTGTCGAAAGTACTGATCGACTACCCGAACCAGCGACGCGCAGACCTCACCCGGTACGTCATCGACAACGCCAAAGAATTCCCCACCTTGGCACAAATCGAATCGGCGGCCCGAATCATTCAGCGACGCGAGGCACCAAAGATTGACCGCTGCCTGATGTGCGACGACACGCTATGGATTCACTATCTGCCCGTCGACAAGGCAGGCGGCGGCGTCAACAAAGACGGCAGCGTGCAATTCGACGGCGACCCATTCACAGGTCGGGGGACAAAGATCGTTGCGGGCAAGCCTGTTGAGTTCACATACAACGGCGTGCCGATCGAGTACTCGCAACCACAACCGTGCCCGGTGTGTAACCACTAGCCGCGGCCACACAACCTAACCATGCACAAGGCCGTTCCACCGTGGCAGGTGGCGGGGCATGTCGCCCGGGAACGGGCAACTGTCGCATGCCCGTCAAAGAGC